CTGTATACTTATTTGAGTTATTAAACAGACATCATAAAGATATACCTGTTATAATGATGGGTAAGAAAGCAGAAGACTGGCAAGTATATTTATCAAATCAAAAATTATATAAAGTAGCACACCCGGCTTCAGCTGCATACAGAGGAGGACAATGGGATTGTAAAGATGTGTTTAATCAAGTAAATATAGAGCTTGAAAAGCAAGGAAAGACTTGTATAGAATGGTAAAAAAACTTATATTTATAACCTTAAAAAACCAATAAAATATGTGGGATTTATTCCAAGTGATGTTAAAAAAAAACGTCACACCTAATCAAGTACTCCTTATGTTTGGTATCAAAAATGGTGTAACTACACCACCAAAAGAGACCAGACTTGCAGATAAAAATCACCTTGTTTCTATAGGATTTTTAGAACATAAGAATGGATTATTCTTAATGACTGCAGAAGCTAGAGCTTTCTGTGTTAGACTTGATAACTACTTTATTAAAGCAAAAAAGAAAACTGATATAGAACTTATGGGTAAGAACTTTGTGGATAAAATTAACAAATACAGAGAGATATTCCCAGCTAAGAAATTACCTAGCGGTAAACCAGCAAGAAACAATGTAAAAGCATTAGGAGAAGCATTTAGATGGTTATTCCAGACTTATGAGTATACCTGGGATGATGTACTTAAAGCCACTAGAATGTATGTAAATGAGTATAGGGACGCAGACTACCTATATATGCAGACAAGTCAGTACTTTATCTGTAAACAAGATAAACATAGAGTAAAGCACTCTACACTGGCTGATTATTGTGATATGATTAAAGAAGGTGTTAGCACTGAAGATGATCATTTTAAAGAAAATGTAGTATGAAGAATAAAGAATCTTGGGTTGGACAATATGCTGCCTTTAATGAGGCACTTAAATATATGTATGCCAGATCAACTGGTGAAGAGAAGTCAATATATACACCATGGCCTAAGTTTAATGATGCTGCTACTGATGGTTTAGAATGGAACACATTGACTGTAATTGGTGGAAGACCTGGTTCAGGTAAAACATTAATCAAAGATCAAATCATAAGAGAATCATTTGCTTTAAATCCTAATGATAAGTTTAGAGTTTTAGAATTTCAATTTGAGATGGTGGGTAGAACCTCAGCTATCAGGGAATTTAGTTCTATTACAGGTAAAACTTATAAAGAGTTGTGTAGTGCAGGATCTGTATTAAATACTGAAACTTTAAATACATGTCATCAATATGCTAAGGAAAGAGTTAAGCACCCGGTAGACATCATAAGCACACCTATGACTGTTAATCAAATGCGTGAGCAAGTAGATGCATATATGACATTACATAAAGGAGTGAACACAATGATAACACTTGACCATACTATGTTAGTTAAGAGAGCACCATATCAAAATAACACATTAGATATGTTATTTGAATTAGGTGAGTTCTTTACTCAGTGTAAGAGAGATTATCCTTGTTTGTTTATTGCTTTGTCACAACTTAATAGAAACATAGATAACCCGGATAGAGCTATAGATGGTAAGTATGGTAACTATATACTTGAGTCAGATATATTTGGCTCAGATGCAATGTTACAACACGCAGATATGTTAATAGGTATTAATAGGCCAGCTAAGCAGAAGATCAGATTTTATGGACCTGATAGATATATAATAGAGAATGATAGAACATTAGTTTTACATTTTCTGAAAGCAAGGAATGGTGATGCAAGAATGAGTTTCTTTAAAGCAAAGTTTGAGCAAATGCAAATAGAAGAGATGGCAACACCAGGTCAACAAGAACGTAGATGATAAACACAAAAAATATAAATAATAAAGATATGGGACTAACACCCGCACAACGTAAAGAAAAAGTTGCAAAACTTAGAGATGAGCATCAAGAGTATTTTGATACTAGTAATCTAAAGAATGCACTATATATTCCTAAGATGGCTTATAGACCATCTGGTAAGGATGAACTACATGTTAGTTTCTTTCCTAGTGAATTAGAGAAAGAAGCAGACATATATACAGAGTTTGTAAGTATTGAATATGACTCAGAAGATCCTAAGAGAACATTATATCTATTAAAATATAATGCTCATTGGAAAGAAGAGTATGAAATGATTACTAGTAACTCCGGATTTCAGAGACATATGGTACCTGCTAGTGAACTTAAAGTTATTAGTGACGTAGTTACTAGGACCAACAACAACTTAACTGCTATAGAAGAAGGTTTAGACCATAAAGGTGAAATTGACTTTGCTAATCCAAGCATACCAAATCCTGATGATGTGGTTGTAAATCCATTAATAGAAAAACTAGAAGAAATTAATCAAACATTAATAACATTAACCAAAGTAATAAATAAAATAGTAAAATAAATGGCACAAAGCGTATTAGTAATTGCAGATTCAGGTACAGGAAAGTCTACCTCAATCAGAACACTAGATCCTAAAGAGACTTTTATAATAAACATAGCAAATAAACCTCTACCTTTTAAAGGTTATAAGAATAAGTATACTCAGATAACTAAAGATAATCCAAAAGGTAATATAACATCTGCAGCATCAGCAGCAGGTATTATTAAGGCTATAAAACATGTTGATGAAAAAATGTCACACATTAAAACTTTAGTAGTTGATGACTGGCAATATATGAGCTCCTTTGAATACTTTGATAGAGCTAATGAGAAAGGTTATGATAAGTTTACACAGATAGCTGCTAACTTAGCAATGGTTGCTAAGATGCCTAAAGACTTAAGAGAAAACCTTACTGTTATATTTCTGACACACTCAGAAGATTCAACTGATATAAATGGAAATAGAAAAATAAAAGCTAAGACTATTGGTAAAATGATAGATAATACTTTAACTTTGGAAGGTCTATTTTCAATTGTTCTTTTTGGAAAAGTAAATAAAAATGATGATGGTGAACTTGAATATGGTTTTGAAACTCAGAACTCAGGAGAGAACACATGTAAATCACCCATGGGTATGTTTGAGGATAAGTTTATCCCTAATGACCTAGCGTATGTAAAAGAATGCATACAAAAATATGAAGAGTAATAATCAATTAATTAAAAAGAAAAATTATGTTAAGTACTAAAGACATGTCTGTTGGATCAGGCACTATTAAACCAGTAATTGGAACAGGTAATCACAAATTAAAAATCAATTCAATTACTTTTGATCAAACGCCTTATGATGCAGATGCATTTAATGTTATGTTACACGTAGAAAGTGAACCAGTATCAGGAGAATTCAACGGATTCTTAAAAGATATGAATAATCCTAATGGAGACCGTTATGTAGGTCAAGTAGGCAGAGTAAGATTTTCTCCATATCCTTATAAAGATGCAACATTAAATAATGGTAATGAAATCAAAAGAGATACTGAAGTATTAAAAGCTATGGTATTTTTATCTGAAGTTGTTGGTAAAAGAAATGAGCTTGATGCAATACAAGCGGATACAATTGAAGACTTTATGATTAAGGGTGCTGAAGTATGTTCAGGAACTGGATACATTAATGCATGCTTAGGTGCACGTGAGTGGGAAAACAAAGAAGGTTATGTAAATAATGACTTGTTCTTACCAAAGATGAATAAAGAAGGAGTGCCTTTGGAAGCTTTAGAAACAGAAAACCCTAGAATGTTAACGTTTGATAAAACAAACACTCAGCATTTTAGACCATTGATGAAGAAAGAGTCTGCTACAGCTGCTAGTTTTGAGCCAGCTAAAGCAAAGGGAGATGACTTTGATTTATAAATAAACTCTAAGAAGAGAGCCCTTGCTAGTTATACCTAGGGCTCTCTCCTTATATTAATTAAAGAATATGATAAGCACTAAGAACTTAGTATTACAACCTGCTGATGTTCCAAGCTATTGGGTGTTTCAATATTATTTAAATCTACCAGAAACCTTAACAGGACAGGACATAAAGATTAAGTCTATCTTTAATCCTAATGAGAACACACCAAGTTTTTGTATTTATGTTGATAAATCAATAATGCAATATAAATTTAAAGACTTCTCAACCGGTAAGAGTGGCAATAAAGTTGATCTAGTTAAACATATGTTTAATATAGATTTTCCTAAAGCCTCAATGAAAATAATAAATGATTACAATCAATACGTAAAGAGCTCAGATTATAAAACACAAACTTTCAAGCCAGTAGCTAAGTGGGAAGTTGACTTTATTAAAAATAGAGCGTGGACAACTGATGATAGCGGATTTTGGTTAGACTTTAATATAGGTAAAACTATGTTGGATAAGTATAACGTTAGGCCAATTGAGTATTATAATATAGTTAAAGAAGAGAACTTCAAAGTTAAGTCCCTTAAGATAGAGGGTAAGTATATATACGGATACTATGATAAGAATGGTAAGGCCTATAAGTTATACCAACCACACAGTAAACATAAGTTTCATAAGATTAATAAATATCTACAAGGGTATGATCAGCTTGAATATAATAAACCATATTTAATAATCTGCTCATCTCTTAAAGATGCAATGTGTTTAGCTAGCATTGGCTATAATATAGAGGTAATAGCTCCTGACTCAGAGAACACTATGATTAAACCTCATGTAATAGAATATCTTAAGAAGAAGTATAAAAAAGTAATAACACTTTTTGATAATGATGATGCAGGTAAAGCTGCTATCATGAAGTATGCAGATATGTATAAACTTGATGGCCTAATATTTCCTACTGCTAAAGATATTTCTGATGGTATGAAGGAAAGTGGTCTTGATCATGTACATTCAATCATACAACCAATACTAAAAAAAGTAATAAATAAATAATATGAATAAAATGAGATGGTGGATACCAGGTAACGTTCCTTCAAGTAAAAATGGAAGGCGGTGGACTGGTAAATATTTTATAGCAAGTAAAGCAACAATGAATTACAGAAAAGCTACAAAAGATAGATATTTAGAATATACAGCAGATTTTAAACAAGAATTAGAAAAGGTAAAGTTACCAGTAAAAATTTCTTTTCAGTTTGTTAGAGGCAGCCGTCATAAGTTTGATTATATAAATCCTGCACAAACCGTGCAAGATGATATGGTTAAGTATGGGTGGATTGAAGATGATAATGCTGAGTTTATAATTCCTGCATTTGAACAATATACTTATGATAAAGAAAACCCCGGTGTATGGATAGAACTAATTTTAGATGAAGAAGATAATAACAATTGATGAGTTCTTTAGACTTAAACAAATGCTTCAGGGTCTCCCAGAAGATCAAGCTTTAGGATGTGTAATCTATAATAATTTAGATTATGCTGATAAAGATATACTAGATAGATTAATGTGTAAAGCATTAATGTTTGATGCTAGAGTACAATTTTGTATAGCCGTAAAGTACGGTTTTAAAATGGGTTCACTCAAGTCTTCAAGAATATATCAGTCCTTAACAGAAAATAAATCAGATGAAGTATATACTAATATATTAAGAAAAATAAAAAACTATGATTAATATACAAGATCAGGTTGCTAGAACAACTAAAACTCTAATATTTGATGAGCCCTTTTATGGGCTTTTTTTAATTGGTATCAATAAGAAGTACAGTTTACATATACCTACAGCAGGTGTAAGTAAACATGGTATAGGTATACAATTGACTATAAACCCAGAGTTCTATACAGAACTTAAACAAGAACATAGATATGGTCTAATAAAACATGAGTTATTACATATAGCTTTTGGACACTTAATTTTAAGAGACAGATATTCTAATCATAAGCTATTTAATATAGCTGCTGATTTAGAAATTAACCAATACATATTGGAAAGTAATCTTCCAGAAGGAGGTTTATTATTGTCAAGTTTTCCAGAGCTTAATCTACCTAAAAAAGCAGGTACAGATAAATACTATAAGTTATTAGACTCAGCACAGGAGAATGGTACATCACCTACGTTAGATTCATTAATGAGTCAAATGGATGGAACAACACCTCATTGTCATACTACTTGGGATGAATTTAATGAGTTATCTGAAGCTGAAAAAAAACTGGTACAAAAACAAATAGAACATCAACTAAAAGAATCTGCAGAACAGACATTAAAAAGACAAGGTTCTGTTCCGGGTGAATTAGCTGATCTTATAAGTAGGCTTACAAATATTGAGCCAGCTAAATTTGACTGGAAAGGTTATTTAAGAAGATTTGTTGGTAGCTCAAGTATAGTATATACTAAGAAGTTAAGACGTAAGTATAACAAACGGTATGCAGGTAGTCCTGGCCTTAAAATTAAGTTTAAGAATCATATTCTTGTAGGTGTTGACACAAGCGGATCTGTAAACAATGATGAGTTGAAAGAATTCTTTAGTGAATTAACTCACATGCATAAAACAGGCCACAAAATTACAGTAGCACAGTGTGATACCCGCTTGAACAGCGTAAAAGAATTTAAACCTAAACAAAATTGGCAAATAGATGGTCGTGGTGGAACTAGTTTTCAACCAGTGATTGATCATTATAATGAAAAAAGAGGGCAGTATACAGCTCTAATATATTTAACAGATGGTGAGGCTTATCCACCTGAAGATTGTCCAAAAAATACCTTATGGTGTTTGAGTAGTATATCTCAGATGAATGATGAATTACCAGGAAAAGTAATAAAATTTAATTAATAAAAGAAAATGGCACAAGTAAATTTAAACGTAACAGAATTAAAAGGGTTTGTAAATCATATAATAGAAAATAATAGATTTCTACAGAAGTCAGGAAAGAATCCTGTATCAGTAGAAGTAGTAGGTGAATCAGGAATTGGTAAAACATCTAGTATTGTAGAGCTTGCTGAAGATAATAAATTAAAGTTTGTTAAGTTAAACTTAGCTCAGATAGAAGAGTTAGGTGACTTAGTTGGTTTTCCAGTACGTCAGTTTCAGATGTATAAGGAAAAGATAATACAACAAAAAAGTAATGATATAAATATGGTAACTGCAACCCAAAGAGCTGCAGGTAATAGTCTAGCTAATTTAAGCTCTTCATTAACCAAGAAAGTAGGTATGTGGGTTGATGAGCTTGCAGTACAAGAGTATTTAAAGCAGGGATATAAAATGACAGGTAAAAATAGAATGTCTTATTGTGCTCCAGAATGGATTGCTGATGCTAAAGCGGGTGGTATCTTATTATTAGATGACTGGAACCGTGCAGACACTAGATTTATTCAAGCAGTTATGGAATTGATAGACAGACAAACTTATATCTCATGGTCTCTTCCAAAAGATTGGCATATTATATTAACAGCTAACCCGGATAATGGTGACTATATGGTTAACAGTGTAGATAGTGCACAAAAGACTAGATATATTACTGCAAATCTAAAGTTTGATGTAAACGTATGGGCAAAATGGGCAGAAGAAGCAGGTATTGACACAAGATGTATTAACTTCCTTCTTCTTAATCCAGAGTTAGTAACTCAAGAAACTAATGCAAGATCTATTACAACATTCTTTAATGCTATATCTAGCTTTGATAATTTTGAAGATAATCTAAGCATTATTCAGATGATTGGTGAAGGTAGTGTAGGTGATGCTTTTGCTTCTATGTTTACAACCTTTATTAATAATAAACTAGATAAGCTGGTTACTCCTAAAGATTTATTGACACATGATAATGAGTCATACATTCTTGGTGAGTTGAGAGGTTGTATTGGTGAGGATGATACTTACCGTGCAGATATTGCATCTACATTATCTACCAGACTAGCTAATTATGCAGTTGTATATTCTAAAGAAAATACAGTGAATCAAAAGATAACTGACAGACTTATATCATTATGTACTAAAGATTACTTTACTAATGATCTTAAGTACCTAATAGTTAGAACAATCTTTAGTGGTAATAAGCAAAAGTTTAACAAGATGATGATGAATCCAGAAATAATTAAAATGACAATTAAATAAAATGGCAAACAAATCAGTATACCAGGTTTATAATGCTGATGCTTTAACACACTTTGATCTAACCGGTGACCCTAAATATGGGTTACTGGTTGGTGATAAGTTTGAAGAAGTATTATGCACTCAAGATCAAACAACATATGAAAAAGTAGAGAGTTTATTAAAATCATCTACTGAAAATGCACAAACATTTAGAAATAAAAAGAAAGCTTTTATATTACCTAAGTGTGCTGTGTCTCAAGATAGATTAAAAGCAGCTCTGAGAGAGCATAGCATAACTGTAACTAATGATTATGAAAAAGCAGATCTAATTGTAGGACATGATAATATAACGTGTGCTTCTAATAATGGTGAAAATATACCGTCTACAGTTATGATGACAAAGCTATGGAACTATGAGCTTACAAATGGTGCAAGCAGTACTACATCACCGCTAGCAACTAAGATTAAAAACTTAACTTGTTATGCTATAATCACATCAAAAGTAATTGAGAAAGTTAATTACTATAACTTAGATATATGTGATACTAGTTTATATGATAGTTGGATGTTAACAGGTATGGCTTTAAATATAGCACACCTAATTGAAACAACTGACTTAAGTGTAATAGACAGTGAAACTATCTTGCGTAGTTCAGCAAATATGATTACTTTAGATGAACAATTATTGAAAGATCTTAAGTCTCAATTAAATAGTGGTTATCACTCAGAAGATAAGGTTTTAGCAGCTAAAATTATACCTACTATAGATTATAAAACTAACTATCATTTACTATGGGAGCTTGGTAGAGAATGTAATAATTTATTTCATGACTTTAATAGAGATAAAGACTTATGGTTTTGGATTGAAGAATCTAAACTGCGTAAATTTAGCAATAAAAGTGCACAGGAAATGATACTATGGTTAGAAGTAAATGATTTACTAAGCAGAAAAAACTTTAAATATTTAGAACCAATAGTTAGGAGAGAAATATCCATACATAATAGAGACCTTTATACGTTTAAAGTGTCAGTAAAAAAAGAATACTTAAAATACTTACAAAATGACTAAAAATCAAAATTATAAAATTAGTTTTAGAACAGATGCAAAGTACTGGTCTAGCGGACAATTACAAAAAGATGGCTTAGAATGTATTGAAGATGGTATATTCTTATTACACGGTACAGGATGGCAAATATCACATGATGACTTAGAATTCTTAGGAATACAAAAGTTACCAAATGATTTTGACATTACTAATAAAAAACTATATAGATATCCTAAATTAAATTTACCTAGACAAAAGGTAGATCTATTAAAAGAAAAGTATAATGTTAAAGTAATAAGAGATGTAGAAAAATGTGATATACAAATTGTATCTTTAAAATTATTTAATGCTATTGCTAGTAGTAGTTGGAATAAGTCATTTAGCAAGGATGATTTTTATAAAATATGTAAAGAGTTAGTTAAAAGAAATCTTTTATCTAATGATATAAAGAAATCAATTGGTGATATATTACAAAATGCAGATTCAACTGCTACATTTGATATTCGTAATAGTAAAGAAAATTGGGATGCAGTTCAAGCAACTAAGGGTAAAACATTAGAAGAAGTTGTACATGCAATGAAAAAAGAACTTGAGGGTATGTCCCCAAAGACTTATGTAATTAGAAAGCCTGCGGATGTTGATACATATAATCAACTTATAAAAGGTAAGATGATTGTTCTTGATAGAGATATAGCTAGGATATGTTCAGAAGGGTTAGCTGTAATTGGTAAGGATGATTATCCACAGTTAGTAAAGATGATAACAAGCAATGATATAGAAAATAGAACAATTGCTTTAGAAAGTTTAGCTAATTGTAATCTTGAAGCTTCTTTTGATGTAGTGTCCTTATTGTTTTATTATTACTTTGAGTGGTGTAAATCAACCAACAACTGGAATACAGTCAATGTTAAAACTTTAAGGAATAGATTTGGTGATATGTCAACCTATGGAAATGAGTATGCTGGTAATTATCATACACAAATAATTAAATATTTATATGATGAAGGTTACTTAACTAAATTTGCTATAGAGATTGTAAAGAAAAGGGTCTTTGATAAAGTTTTAACATCAGCAGGTATAAACCAAGAACTCTCAGCATTTGGAATATCTCTTGAAGATATAAAAATTAAAACACCATTTAAGGAATCAATAATAGATAATATATGTTTATAACAAGTAAAGAAAAGGAGGAGCAGTTCTATGCAAATAAAGATTTTTGCTTTAGCTACTCTTCTTTGAATAAATTATTATTTTCACCATCCTTATTTTATAAGGACTATATACTATTTGACCGTGAGGTTAGAACAGATAAACATCTGATTGAAGGAAAGCTCATACACTGCCTGCTATTTGAAGCAGAGAACGTTGATAAAAAGTTTAGCGTTGTTCCAGGTAAGAGCCCAAGTGATAACATAAGGAAAGTATTAAAAGATATGTCATTGCATACTGATGCTGAAACATTAGCAAGTTGTGATGACTTTGTAATTTTGGATTCACTTAAGAATCTAAACTTATATCAGTCTTTAAAAGCTGATGAGTCAAGGATTGCTAAGATAAGAACAACAGACAATGAACCGTACTGGAAGTTCTTAGGTAATAGTAACGTTGATGTTGTTGACCAAGATACTTTACTTAGATGTAAAGAAAGGGTAGAGGTACTAAAACAAAATAGAGATGTGATGTCTTTATTTAGTGAAGTACAAACTGACTTTGATTTAGATCCTGTTGAAACATTTAGTGAGAAGTATCTTAAGTCAGAACTAATAGATTGTGATTTTGGCCTACATGGCTACGTAGATTATTACTCAGTAGATACAGATAAAAAGGAAGTAATCATATGTGATCTTAAAACAACCGGGAAGACAGTCTCTGACTTTAAGGACACTGTAGACTTTTATAATTATTGGTTACAAGCTGCTATTTATATGAAGCTTGTATATGATACTTTAGGTGATAATAAAGAAGAGTATAATATTGTATTTAAGTTTATTGTAATAGATAAATATGATCAAGTTTATGTTTTTGATGTATCAAATAATACAGTAAATGACTGGGCGGATGGTCTTGGAGGTGCAATAAACACTGCAAAATTCCATTATAATAGTAGAAATTACTCATTACCTATTGAATTCTTATCAAATAAGATTAAATTATAGTATGGGTAATGTATATACAGAATATTTTCAGAAGAGTAAAGTCTTTCTATATCCTCTCCTAGATTTAGGTAGAGGTATAAAATATGTACCTAAGGAAACTTATTGTGCATGGGAAGATGTATACTCTACTGATGATATGATGTTTCTATGTGTATATAAATGTAAACTATCTCTAGATTTTAAAAAGTTTGCAAATAGACATTTAATAGCACATTCACAATTCAGAGATCATGTATCTTTAGCTGATAACAGACAGTTGTTTGTATTCAACTTTGATAAATATTCTCATGATTATAAGAATTTTCTAAAAGGTAAGTACTCTCAATACTCAGTTAACGGAAAGATTTCAATACTAGAATTCTTTGAGAAAGCTGAGGATGAACAAGTACAATATATACAAGGTTTCTTGCAGCCAGATGAAGTGCATGAAGCATATGCACAAGACTTAAATGTAGACATAGAGTTACTAGAAAATGTTTATGAAGTCTGTTCTGCACCAAACATGGAAAAAGAAGTATTAATTGATAATAATCATATATTGACTCAATTATTAAAAGAAAGTTCCATATATTTGACATCTAAATAATAAACAATATGCCACAAATAGGACAAAATATGATGCTAGTAAATTCTACATTTAGAAATGCTAAATCATTTACATTAATCCCAGTGAGTATGGACTCACCATATACAGAAGCTATGTTTGACCCTGCGTCAGGCATTTTAGCAGTCATCAGTAAAGTGATGAAACAATCTTACCACATGGTACCTAAGTTAGATGATGATGGTCAACCACAAAGGTTAAAGAATCCAAATCAACAAACAGGGAAGACACATAAAGAAGAGAGAAGACTGGTGGATACCTTCTCTGAGTTTTATTTAAGTGATAGATCAGACATTGAAACATTTATTCATATGTTTGCTGTTAATGCAGAAAATTTTTCAGTTGAAGAATTCTTTGTAGACTTAAAAAAGACTGAACCCTCTAAAATTATATTACCTGGTCAGTAGTGTTGAGTTGAGTAATATCCTTATTGACTAAAAAAAAGAAAGCTCATTGATTTGGGCTTTTTTTGGCTCTAATAAATAAAAATAATGGCAGAATTTACAAAAAAAGAAAGAGAAGACATAATGGATGTGAACATCCTATTAGCAATGAATAGATGCATGTCTGAGATAGCACATAATTTGCAATATAAACACACTCAACAAGTTAAACAGAGAATAAAACACGTGATTAAAACTGTAGACTTATATGATAGAGAAGTTAAAAAAAAACTAACACATGATCAATCAGATGCAATAGAAAGCATATATGATTGTATTATGGATTTAGTTCTAGAAGCTAGAGAAGTATCTCTTAAAAATGCAGATGAAGGAATATAATGCTTATGCAATGTTAGTTGGCTATAGTATGGCTGGAGCTAATACACCTTTAGAAAAGAAAAAATATATAAGAATAGATAAGAGGACCAAAAAATATGGTAATCCTAGAAAACATAGGCCTGGTTGGCAAGGTATAACTTATAAAACTAAAAAAATATGAAGAAGCACTGGGTAATGGACTATGAAACTTTATTTGATTGTTTTACTGCAGTGTTTGAACATTATAAAACTAATGAAACTAAAATCTTTGTAGTATGCAGGTTAAAAAATGATCTTACAGAGTTTATTGAATTCCTAAAGGAGAACATAAAAAATAGAGAATGGCATATATCATATAATGGTTTGGCTTTTGATGCACAGGTAACTCACTATATATTAGATAATGAGAGAAGCTGGGTTGATATTAACGGTGATGATGTTGCATATACTATATATAAATACGCACAGAGAACAATTGAAAAGAGTAATAATAGAGATTTCAGTGATTATCCTCAATGGAAAATGGTAATAGGTCAAATAGATTTATTTAAGTTACATCATTGGGATAATCCAGCTAAGCGTTCAAGTCTTAAATGGATACAGTATAGTATGGATTGGGAAAATATTCTAGACATGCCTATACATCATACATCTAAGATAGAGACACAAGAAGATCTAGATACTATTCTAGAGTATTGTATTAATGATGTAAGATCAACTAAAGAAATATTTAATAGGTCTACTGATTTAATAAAACTGAGGAAAGAACTTACTAATACATATAATATTAATATGTTTAGTGCATCAGAACCAAGGATTAGTAAAGAAGTATTTGGTTATTTCTTAACAAATATGTTAAATATACCAAAGAGAGATCTAAGGAATATGAAGACATATCGTGATACTATAAAAGTAGAAGACATTATATTACCTTATGTGAAGTTTACATCTCCAGATTTTAATATGTTACTACAAAGGTTTAAATCTTTAGAAGTCAGTGGAGATAAACTTAAAGGAAGTTTTAAATATAGTGTAAACTATAAAAATGTCAAGACTGACTTTGGTACAGGAGGTGTACATGGTGCAGCTAAGAAAGGTGTATATGAAAGTACAGAAGATATGGTTATAATGTCTTCAGATGTTACTAGTTATTATCCTAATCTAGCTATAAAGAACCAATGGTCACCTGGTCATTTTCCAAAGAAAGAATTCTGTGATCAATATGAATGGTTCTTTAATGAGAGAAAGAAGATACCTAAAAGTAATCCTATGAATTATGTATATAAAATTATACTTAACTCAACTTTTGGTCTTAGTAATGATGAAAATAGTTTCTTTTATGATCCTGAACTGTTTTGTAGAATAACTATTAATGGTCAGCTAACTCTTATGATGTTATATGAACAGATAATGGAAAGAATTCCTGGAGCTATAGCTTTATTACAGAACACAGATGGCGTAGAAACCTTAATACCAAGGTCTTATATAGATGAGTATATGAAAATATGTAAAGAATGGGAAGATATTACTAACCTTAATCTAGAACACGATGAATATCAAAAGCTAGTGTTATCTGATGTCAACAATTATATTGGTGTGAATAACTACATAGATGTTGACATTACTAAGTGGAGAGAAGTTAAACAGAGTCAGCCTCACTATCTATTTAAGGTAGAGAATGATAAGTTTAGCTTTGCTCCAGTTAAGTTGAAGGGACGTTTTGATTTCCATAATTTACAATTGCATAAGAATAAATCTAAATTAGTTATACCAAAAGCTATATATCAATACTTTGTTAATAACATACTACCTGAAGACTATCTAGAAGAAAACAAAAACATTCTAGATTATTGTATAGGTGGTAAATCCAAGGGTGATTGGCAACAGGTAGCTAGATATATTAAAGATGGAGCATTTGCTGAAGATAAATTACAAAAGATAAATAGATATTTTATATCTAAAGATGGAGTAAAGATTATCAAAGTAAATAAGAAAGACAACAGAGAGATACAACTAGAGTCTGGAAGATGGGTCCAAACTATCTTTAACGTATTAAAGGTAGAACCTAAATGGGAAAACTATAATATTAATAAAGCATATTACATGCAAGCAATTGAGACTGAGATCAATAGTATCTTGACAGTCTCAACTAATCAATTAAAACTATTTTAAAATGACGTACAGACCATTGCCAGAAGGGACCACTATTAAAGAGTCCCTTCTACATGGCCTTGGATTACATTCTACTAAATCTATTAGTAAGAATACGGTCCTAGGCATATCACATATTAAGAACACAAATTATGAAGATGATTATATTAGAACTCCTTTAGGTGGGTTTATAAACCACAGTGACACACCAAACCTAAAAAAGATCAGCAGTGCTGAATCAAGAGATATAGAAACAGGCATCATTTTGATAAAAGCTACTAAAGATATTTTGCCTGGAGAAGAGCTAACACTTAAATATGATTTATATGCAATTGAATGAAGTAAAGAAAGGAACAAAACTTAAATTAATTAAAAGAATGCATTACCTAGGTAAACCGCCTGAGGCAATGAATATATTAGATGATGAGCTTTTAGTATTTGAAGCTAATGACGGTCTTATTTCTATTTGTACAGATACAGAAGGCAATCAATATAACATACCAGGGTGGTCTAAGATAGAAATAATTGAAGAACCTTTGCCTGACTCAGAATAATTTATTATATTTACACTTTAAAAGTTTAAACAATTATGGGATACAAAAAACCAAAAGAAACAACCAGATGGCATTTAGAAAATGCTGCCTTACCTAACCACGGTGAGTCTTATACAGTAATATCACACGCAGAAGTGATAGAAAATACATATAAATTATTAGAAGATAGCGGATTTATGGTCTCTAGAGAGATGTATAGATCCAGTAAGAACGCTAATATAGCTCAAGGAGTATATCATATATACCCAACTAATCCAACAGATGGAGACATCATAATGGAAAAAGAACTTGGAATGATGTTTGCTTGGACTAATTCATATGACAAAACAAAGAGTTTTGCTTCAGCAATTGGGGCTTATGTTGCAGTATGTAACAATGGTATGATAGCCGGAGACATGATGAACTATAAAAGAAAACATAGATGGTCTGCCTCACATGATATATATGTTCACATGAGTGATCAGATGAAGTCAGCAGAAAAGTACTACAAAAGGTTAATAAAAGATAAAGAGGCGCTCAAGAATGTTATAATTACAGCAAAAGAAGCAGCTGAACTAGCAGGCCGTTTATTTATTGAAGAAGATTTGCTTGATTCTCAACAATTGTCTTGTGTTAAGCAGGAACTAATTAAACCTTCTTATAACTACTCTGTAGGTAAAGAGTCAGGTTGGGCCTTTTATAATCATATAACACATGCATTAAAGAAAGCACATCCACGGGACTGGGTAAATGACCAGCAGAACTTTCATGACTTTATAACAGTAGAGTTATTAGGATCACCTGCATCTAAACCTATGTTTGAAAAGCCTACAGAGTATGTAGACTGTGGACAACTTAGTATTGATGTAGATTTAATTGAACAAGATAAATTCACTTTTGATATAACATAGAGTATGCTAGAGGATATGCTATTATTTTTTTTATTTATTTTTCTGTTGTGGTTTGCATTAACAGATCAAATGGATAAATAGGGAGAAACCAACCGGGGTCTGAGTTTTTGCATTCTTGGACCCTGCCCTCCCAATATAATATCTATAAAGATTTAGTTACACAAAAAATAAAGACAAATGAATTCACAAGAAAGAAAAGATAGGCCTGTATATACTGGTGTACTAAAATATTTTCCTGATGCTATAATGGAAATAGCTAAAGTTTCATTGGCAGGTAATAAACAACATCATCCTGATAAACCTTTACATTGGGATCGTGAAAAGTCAAATGATGATTTGGATGCACTAACTAGACATCTTATAGATGCAGGTAAAATTGATAGTGATGGAATTCGTCATACTGCTAAAGTAGCTTGGCGTGCACTAGCTGCATTACAAAAAGAAATAGAACTTGAAGAATTAATAAAAGAGTAAAGTCCCTCTCACTAACTTGGGCGTAATCACTTATGATATATTGGAATATACATTACATACCATGGGATAAACTTTTATTACAGGATTCTGCTAGATATAAAGAATGGATGATAATTATGGCGGATGATAAAGGAAGCGCTAAAGAAGCTGGAAAAAAAGAAGGACTTGTTACTGAAGTAAGTTATCTAAATCCAAATAAAGATACAAGGTTCTAATAAATGAGGGGGGGAGCGGGCACAACGTCCAAAATATAACTATTAAATGTTTTTATTATTGTAACTCTCCTCCTTATTTCTTATTATATCCTTCTTTAAGAATTGAATTCATAGTACCTAGTACTGTAGTGTTAGAGTCAGGCCTAAAACCACCTTTACCACCACCTTCTGGGTACTGTACAATAGAACTAGATTCTTTATTTGGAGCTGGCTCTATATTACCTAATACTTTATTTGTTATTTGTTTTGACATTATTTATATTTAAGATTAATATATTTAATATTGTATAGTCTAACATTACTTCCAAAGTATACCACCAACAACATCCTCAGCAACCACTGCAGTTGCATCTGCATTCGTTGGGTCAGCTGTAATATTAAAACCTAAGCCAAGCTTAAATGTTAATCCAATAGGTAATTCCATATTTAGAGTACCTACTGCTGGTATAGTTAATGTTACTAAAGGTGTATCCGCATCTACAGGTGCTGAAGCTTTATCAAAGATTCTTAAATATGCAGCTGATGAAGTATTTTTATTATGTAAATTAATTGCATAAATAGATCCTCCTCCTATTTTTATAAACCCTAAGTTTGTAGTTGCAGTTGATATAATACTATGTACCTCTAAACCACCAAATCCATATTCATTTGGCATTGACATAGTTTTTGGATAGTCTGAGTTTAGACTTGATGATTCTGATGTGTTAAATTGTACTCCCATTTTATTTTATTTTTATTATTAAACTATAACTATTGTTCCAGTAAACAAATCTACTTCTACTCCTGTACCATCTCCTGCTTGGAATGCACTGCCGTTTGCGCTACCTGTATTATTAAAAGGAGGACCATTGTATATTTCTTCTTGATTACCACCTGCAGTAATTTGACGGAACATTCTAAATGTTGATTTATCCCCATGTGTATTAGCTACAAATGTATCTTCTGCTGATATAAGTAAAATATCACCAACTGTATAACCTGATCCTGGATCAATTATAGCAAAGACATCTGCTGGACGTTCTCCAAAAGGAAAAGTAATATCAG